CATCTTTCATCACTTCCATCGACTCGATGTCATTGGGATTGATGTCGTTCATACTGCCGCGAATCATACCGTCGACCACAATCAACGGCGTGCCCGAACCATTGTAATCGGTACCGCCTCGCAGCACAATGGTGGGCGAAGCATTAGGATCACCCGAGTTTTGAACCACTCGTAAGCCGGCAACCGTACCGCTCAGTGCCTGCGCGGGATTTGAAAACATACCCGTGGTAAGCGCTTCGTTCTTCACTTTGGAGATGGAGTTGGTGAGCTTCGAGCGGATAATCGTTCCGCTATAACCGATCACCACTGTCTCACTCAGCTCGTGAGCCAGAGGCTTCAAGATTAAATTCAGTGTCGCACCAGCCTTTGCGTGCGCGGTGAGATCAGCGTAACCGAGATATGAGAAACGCAACTGAGCGGTCTGTTTGGTCAGCTTCAGGATATATTTCCCATCCACATCGGTAACCGTTCCATTATTGGTTCCCACCTCAATGACGGTGGCTCCTACCAAGGGTTCGCCCGAATCTGCATCCGACACAACGCCGCTTACCACCCCATTTTGGGCCATCAACGCGGTCGTTACGAGCAAACCGATAAAGAATAAACAGCCGATGTTCAAGTTAGAAGTACAATTTGTTAAAAGTGTTAATTGCGCGTTTGAACAATAGACTTTAAAACATTGATAATCAGTAGGTATTGAAGTCCTGAAACTTCAAGAAAAACACAACTGTTGATGCACAAAAAATAGAGGGAAAGAAGAGATTCTGACCCGTTTAACACTTTTTGCATCAACAATATGGGAAAGCAATTAGATTCCAAACAGCGGCAAGAAATTGCCAAGCTCCTTCAAGAGGGGAAGAATTTCAGGGAAATTGCTGAAGTTCTAAAGGTTGACCGTACCACGATATTGCGAGAGATTAACCGCAATGTCGGAGACAACGGTGTGTATGATCCTGAATTAGCCGAAACCAAGAGACGAAGGCGTAAAAAACTCCAATCCGTATCTCCCGGTGCCGTCGCGCAACTTCCTCCCAATGTCCGGGAGGAGGTTGAGAAGGTTTTGGCTTTTGAGACTCCAACTGTAAAGCGAAGGCAATTAATCGTGGATAAATACATAAATGAATATGGCCCGGTAATAGAGAAAAAACTTATTTCTCCAATGGCAGCCATGCGTGCGCTTGCAAACGAGTTCTACATGAGTGTAAGTACTGTATACTATCTTTTGAAAAGGGAGGGCATCTACCGAGATAGAACCAACCCTGTCTGTATGCCTTCTCCTAAAGGATAACCTTTAAAAGCGGATTTTCATGTATTACATCGTAAAAGAAGTTCATGTGCGCAAGAAACCACTATGGTTGGTTGACTTGCTCTTTCAGATAACCCCATCCTTGTATCGGGAGAAGGGGTCAAAGGAAACGGTTGTTGGTAAGTTCAACACAATTCTCTCTCTCATCTTAGATGCCCGGGTAAGGTGGCATCATGGTAAATCCTTGTTGTCATCTATTCAAACCATCACCCACGATGAGACATGTATTTGGATCAAAGGAAACCGAGGCTCAAAGTTTCTTTCCTTTCGAATAGAATCAGACAATTGACTTTTAAAAGAACAGCAGTATGGAAATAGATAACAGTAGAAAGACAATTACAACATTTGTCCTCGTAGATCCAACCGGTAAGATCTTTGACGATTTCGAGAACATCAATGAGAATACAGAAGTAAGGGCGATAGCCATTGAACCAGAAAACAGCTGACCTATGGGAGATTACAAATGGATTGGTCTTATCAGGAAGTTCTATAATTGTTCTTTCTATAATGACAGCAACGCTGTGCAAATGTTCCTGCACATTTTTTTGAATGCTCAAAGGGAGGATAAGCCTTACTTTGACAAAATTACGATGAGGGGGCAGTTTCGCACCTCAATTAAAGACATCATGGTTTTTTTGGAGATAAGCCGTAAATCCGCCCGGCGTTCTTTAGATAAGCTGAAGGCGGCAGGCATTATCCACGTTGCCTCTCTAAGACGTAACGGTGTTCTCATCACCGTTCGTGAATTTTCAAAGTTCCTGGCTTTGGAAAATGTGAGAGGTGGCTGGGTGAAGCTGTATTACGATCTTGACTTCCAAGATTTCTTTGTGAACGCACAGGTTCTTCATATTTACCTTCATTTACTTCTTCATACTTACTCGGAGAGTGAAAACTATGAGGATCCGCTATGGTTTGACATGAAGAAGATCAGTGCTTCAACCGGCATTCCTGTAGAAGGCATTAAAGAGGCCCTCCAGAAGCTACGCAAGCTGGGCATCCTGAATATTGGTTATAACGGTCAGAAGAAACTTTCTTCCGTTCGTTTGATAGAGTTCTCCGATTATGTCAAGGACACCTGTCCGGTAACATCAATAGGTCCCTCTGCCAGTCATGTCACATCAGTCGAAAGTTTCTCTGATTTGGAAAACTCCTCATCTAATGGAGCTGCCATTATAAGTTTCGAAGACGGGGGGATAAAAACTGAACAAAAGGAGCCAAAAGAAGGGCCAAAAGATGCCCAACAAAATTCTGTACGAAACAGTTACGAAATGTCTACCAAGTCTTTTGTAAATGACGGAAATACAGCTACTTACAAACCAAAAGGTCAAAAAGAGGGCCAAAAGAGGGAACAAAACCGTCCAAAAGTTGAAGCCACCAAAATGCTACCAAACAGTCATGGAGGCGGCTACGCGCGTGATTCTATTACAAAAGAGAATAGAGATAAGAGAATAGAGAATCTTCATTATTATAATTATTCGTCCGCGCGAAAATTTTCGTCAATTGAAGAATTGGTCTGTGATGACGAATGGGTGCGCTCGATGCAGCTGCTTTATGGCTTCCCGGATAGGGAAACGCTCTATAATGCCCTGACTTTGTTCTTGGCGAACTTGAAGTGTCGCAAAGAAGAAGTTCCAAAAGGACTGGAGGGGTTCCTTGACTATTTCTGCAACTGGTATAAACGAAATGAAAAGAAGCTGCTGCATAAACTGAAGGCGCAAACACCGTCTAAAGACTATGCAAAAGTTCTTTGGGACAAGTGTATGTCTGCCTTTGCCAAGATTGTAAGCGAACGTGCTTTTGCATCGGTTTTCCAACAAGTCTCTTTTGAGTCCTTCGACAATGTGGCCAAGACGCTGACACTTGTTCTTCCGAATAAGCGAATATTTGAGATATTGGAAGCTGATTACCTTGATACTGTTAGAACGGTGTTACACAAGTTTTTCGGTGCAGGGTTACGGCTTCAATACCGCATTGCATAGGGTCAGAACTACAAACCATTTAAGATTGAATTACGCTTATGAATGAAGCTCAAAGAATATTACAGATGACCGATGGGGGCTTGGCAGTGTTCATTCACTACCTTGGTGAAAAGTGCCTTGCCCGGACTTTCCGTAACCCTTTCAGGGAGGACAGCCGCCCGTCATGCCATCTGTATGCCAACAGAGGCGGATATGGCAACGGCCAATACTACCTCCAAGACTTCGGAGACAGCAGCTTCTGCGGCAACTGCTTTACGATAGTGGGAAGGCTGTGTAATATCAACCCAAAAACCAACTTTCGCGAAGTGCTTCAAGTGATAGACAGAGACCTTGGACTTGGCGTTTTTGATGAACGACAAAGCGAGCATCATGTGTTGATGAAAAGAAATGCCACACCCTCACAAAAATACAAATGTTCTTCCATAGCGAGTTTTGAAGTCGTGATACAGCCTTTCATGCCATGGGAGAAAGAGTATTGGGGACAATATGGCATAGGACTTTCAACGCTGGAACGTTACAACGTAAAGAGCATCAGCAGTTGTACATTCAAGAAATCGTCCGGTAGAGACTTTGCCATCTATGGTTCAAAGGCCATTCCGACCTACGGATATTTTTTCGATGACGGATGCAGGCTGAAGATTTACAGGCCTAAAGCTAAGACACGTTTCATGTATGCCGGTCACTTCCCAAAGCCCTATATCTTCGGGTGTGAGCAACTGCCTGAAGAAGGAACACTCATTTTCGTCACAGGTGGCGAGAAAGATGTCATGTCGCTGGCAGCACATGGATTTCCGGCCTTAGCGTTTAACAGCGAGACGGCCAATATTCCCGAAGATGTGATGGATGAACTTTCCAAACGATTCCGGCAAATCATTTTTCTCTATGATACGGATGAAACCGGGCGGAGAGAATCCGCTCTACGGGTACAACAGTACTGCGAAAGATACAAAGTTCTGAAACTTGATCTACCTCTGTCCGGAGAGAAATCGGAAAAGGACATCAGTGATTTCTTCCGCCTGGGGCATACAGCAGAAGAACTGCAAGCAATGATAGAAAAGCTATAATTATCGAAAAATGAAATTAGAAAAAATGAGTAAACCTATATTCAGGCACGCAGGAGGAAGCTCCGATAATATTCGGATCAGGACCTTGACAGATGCTGCCACGCCAAGTATAATGGGCATTGACATTAAGGAGCTTCCGGAGGTCCATTCTGTCTCCTATCGTTTTCTCTCCAAGACCTATCACGGGGTGGGTGTCATAAACCAGAATAACGGGATAGAATTCGTTGGCCAAGACCTGACGGATTCCCCCATGACGTTGAATAGTTTTGGCGTGACTTTTCTTCCCATGGAGAAAGAGCATAGGAGCGACAAGTTGTGTATGTTCGCAGACATGATGGATTATTTGGCCTACCAGACCTTGCAGAAGAATGGCTTTGTCAGGCTGCCTTCAGACTGTGATTTCATGATTATGTCGGATGTAAGGAACTTCATCCATATCTCGGTCGAAGGAGACGACTATGATATGGTTTATCTATACTTTCCCAATGATGTCATGGGCTGTACCATAACCAAGACGTTAAAGGATCGGTATGGCAAGCACGCCATTGAGTGTAATCCCCTGTACAAAGGCTATGACAACCTGTTGCAGTTCGTAAAAGCCATTGAGATCACCACAAACAGCAAATAGAGCCGTATGGTATATGTCATAATCATCCTTGTCTTGCTGATAGCTTTGGGAGCAGCTTTCTATTATGAAATCACCCATAGCTACGACGACGACAAGTTCAGGAAATGAAAGATAAAGGATTTGATGTAAGTGCATCCTTTCCAAGTATAAAACGCTAACAAGTAAAAGTATGATTAATTATGTTTTAAGTATTGAAACCGGAGTTACGGATCTCGTCCGTACCCCCGAGTACTATCAGACAGCCACTTTTGAGCAAAAGAAAGAAGAGCTCTTGGCTCTGATTTATCAAAAGAAGAAGCTCAAGCCTTTTGCCAGCATGAAGCTCATAAGGAGTATCAGCTTCTTTATTAAACGCTCCATCAGCCTTTGGCAGTTACAAGGTCTTGCAAACAAGATAGAGGCAATGTTCGGCCCATCTTGTTTCCAAATCTCCATCGATAGAGAAAACAACACCGTACACATGCTCTGTGGCTGGATAGACAAAGAGACTGGTGAGTGCATCGTGCTGAACCGTACAGAACAGAAGAGACTTTCCGTCTTGATCCTGGATTATTTGGACTTGCCACGTCCCCGGTGTGCCGACATGTGGTTGAGATACTTTCTGCTGAACAAATATGACAATGACAATTCTGTCTTCAGCAGACAGATAGAGTTTCTTGAAAGGTCTGAATATGAGAGTTTAAGTTATCCTGTATTACGGGATAGTCTTAAATATGTTGAGATGGTATGTAAAGGATTACTGAAATAAAAAATACACCTATGAGATTTTTAAAGATTTATTTGGCCAGCAGCTGGCGGAACAAGCATTTCGAGAATTTGTTGAACGCCCTGCGAATACAAGGTTACGACACCTATGACTTCAAGCATCCCGAGAACAATGAACTAAGCGGGTTCAGTTGGGAGAAAGTCGATAAGGACTTCGATAAGTGGACTTGTAGGAATTTCAAGGAAAATCTTCGTCATCCCGAGGCCGTTAAGGCATTTGAAAAAGACTTTCACGCCATGCAAGAAGCAGACTATTGTATTCTCCTCTTACCGTGTGGTCGCTCTGCACATTCTGAAGCCGGTTGGATGAAAGGGCAAGGCAAGAAAGTGTTTGTCCTTGATATGTCCGAGCAACCAACGCCCGAACTGATGTATCAGATGTTTGATGCGTATGTGACGAGACCGATTGATTTGATAGAGCATATTGAAGCCGCATTTCATGAGGACAATATTAAAGAAAATTTTAGTGCGAATGGACAGAGTGATTAAGAGACGGACTAACCTCTTGTATAATTTAAGAAAGAAAGGAGTCAGATGCTTGACCAAAGAGCGTATGATATTCTTTCCCTATGGAGAGGATCCCAATGCTGTCAGACAAATTGTCTGCTTATGCAATGAGTACCACTTCCATGTACAATTGGAACTTCAATAGCACATTTAAGATTAAAAGTATATACAGAATGAAAAAGATAAATGATTTAACCGTGACAGTAACCTATACTGTTGGTTTACATGATGTAGAAGTTAGCGAAAAGGTTTATGATGCTCTAAACGCCTTGGCGGATAGAGGGCGTATAAACTGCGACCTTATGAATTTGGACGAGCAAGTATGTACTGGTTTCGAGTGGCTTTCTGCCCATATTCACGAAAGTGACGCTTGTGATTGGAATTATGAAGTTGATATGGAATAATCTTAAATGTGACCAATAGAAAATGAAACATTTGCTTCTTTTTATAAGTGCTGTTGCTGCTACATATTTTTTTGGAGTTCTCGTAATGTCAGGATTTGACTGGATCTTACGCATCGGTTTCTTGGGATGGTTAGGCCTAATTCCCGTCGTTTTATGGTTCTTTATTCAGTTTGAAATAAATTTTGGAGGGTGGGATATAGAAAAGGAAGAAATAAATTCATGGTATGAAGAATATGAGGACGATGACAAATAGGACTATACTTGATGCTTGTTGTGGTGGAAAGATGTTTTACTTCAACAAGAACGATGACCGCGTGCTATTCCAGGATATAAGGAATTTTGAAACGGTGCTGTGCGACGGAAGGCACTTCGAGGTCAACCCCGATATTCAGGCCGACTTCACTGATATGCCATACCCAGATAATAGCTTCCGTATGGTTGTTTTTGATCCTCCACATTTGCTAAGAAACATTGAAAACAGTAAGATGCAGGACATATACAGTTCTCCAAGTTCAAAGAGCAAGGTAACCGGCTATCAGATGATTAAGTATGGTGCCCTTGGCAACGCAGACTGGAAGGATGTGTTGCATAAAGGCTTTACTGAATGTTTCCGTGTTCTGAAGCCAGGTGGCTTCCTGATATTCAAATGGAACGAAACAGACATAAAGGTATCAGAAATATTGAAACTTACCTCGGAGACGCCTATTTTCGGGCATCCATCGGGTAAACGTTCCAATACTCATTGGATTTGTTTCATGAAAGAAGATTGCAATAAAAAAATAGTAAATTATGAAAGCAAAACTTAGAAAGACAGGTGAGGTGGTAGAGCTAAGGCAATACTACTGTGATGGTACGGCAATGGGTATTAACGGGAAGTGGTATCACCAAGGTGATATATCTGAATTGTTTGAAGACACCGATTCTAAAGGATTGGAATACGAGTTTGAGCAATTAAGCAGGACTAAGAAATGCGAGTTCATATCAAAGTATGTAGACCTGGCCTCTCCAGAATCTATTGCCAAGTATGTAAAAGGTTATCTTTTTGACGTACTTAAAGATGTTGGTGATGATGAGTATATCGCCACATATCTTCGGAATAAAGGTTACAAGGTAGAGGGTAATATAGAATAGCAAATGGAAAACATCAAATTACTCTATATAGACTTGTTCTGCGGAGCCGGTGGAACTTCCACCGGTGTTGAACATGCAAAGTTAGATGGAACAAAGTGTGCGAGGGTGGTCGCTTGTGTCAACCATGATGCGAATGCAATCGCGTCGCATCAGGCAAACCACCCCGACACATTACACTTCACCGAGGATATTCGCACACTTGACCTTACCGGTCTTACAGCCCATTTGAATAGAATGAGAATGAAATATCCGTCGGCTTTAGTTGTCCTATGGGCTTCACTTGAATGCACCAACTTCAGCAAGGCCAAAGGCGGCCAACCACGCGATGCAGACAGCCGGACGCTTGCAGAACATCTTTTCCGTTATATCGAGCAGCTAAACCCTGACTACATACAGATTGAAAATGTGGAAGAGTTTATGAGCTGGGGGGACATGGACGATAAAGGACACCCTATCTCGAAGTTAAAAGGATGCAGCTATATTCGTTGGACAAATAAAGTTATCTCTTACGGCTATCATTATGACTGGCGTTTGCTGAATGCCGCCGATTTCGGCGCATATACCTCACGCAAGAGGTTTTTCGGTCAATTTGCGAAGAAAGGACTTCCCATAGCATTTCCTGTACCTACCTTTTCTAAGAATGGTGATAGTGGCATGTTTCATACCTACAAGAAATGGAAGCCTGTCAGGGAAGTGCTTGACATGGATGATTCAGGTCAAAGCATCTTTGACAGGAAGAAGCCACTATGCGAGAAAACCTTAAAGCGAATTTACGCAGGGCTAATCAAATTCGTCGCCGGTGGAAAGGAAACCTTTCTTGTTAAGTATAATTCAATGAACCAGACAGGAAAATACACAGCTCCTGGAATTGACGAGCCTTGCCCAACTGTTGCTTGCCAAAATCGTCTGGGTATTGCCAATGTCAGCTTCATGTCCAAAGCATTCAGTGGAGATCCGTATTCCAAGAACCAATCGATAGACATTCCTGCCGGAACTGTCACCACTAAGGATCACCATTTCTTTGTTACTGCTTACTATGGCAATGGAGGGAACCATTCTGCTGAATCGCCATGCCCTACGCTTACCGCAAAAGACAGGCTGGGATTGGTTTCAAGTCGTTTCTTGGCAAATGAATACTCCGCTGGTGGTCAACTTTCCAGCATTGCTGCCCCTTGTCCTGCAGTATTGACAACACCGAAGCAAAAAGTAGTTGACTGCTTCTTGATGAACCCACAGTTCAACTCTGCAGGTGGAGATGTCAATAAGCCGTGCTTCACTTTGATTGCCCGGATGGATAAGATGCCCCCTTATCTCATCTCCACAGAAAAAGGTATCGGTATAAGGATATTTGAAACGGACAGTGAAATGACTTGCAAGATAAAGGAGTTCATGGCCATGTACGGAATCATAGGCATCAAGATGCGCATGTTGAATATAAATGAGCTGAAACGCATCATGGGTTTCCCTGACAATTATATCCTTGTGGGAACCCAGGCCGAACAGAAGAAGTATATCGGCAATGCCGTTGAAGTGAACATGAGCAGGGTACTCTGCGAGTCGCTTTGCGCAGCTCTTATTTCCAAGGCAATAGCAATATAGAACTAACATCCGAAAGATAAGACAACCAAAAGAATAGATATGAAAAGAACTATTTTCACACATCACTTAAAAAAATATGCAAAAACCATTCAGGGAAAATCCGACAACCAATTAAGAGGATACATGGATGGTTATATCAAAGCTTTGGAAGTTGTCGAAGGCAAGCTTCTTGGGCTTGCCCCCAGACAGTTGACCAAGATTTTCAATCCAAGGTCTACAAGTGTTTTTTTGAAGAAATACAACATATGGTTAATCTGGAGGCTTGTGTCGTAAAGGATGTAGAGAAGTTTGTTAAAACTTACAAAGTCCCTACCGTAGGTGTCAAAGAATTGTCCACAAGGGAATGCTTGGATATTCTCTACGAAGTTGAAGATTACTTTTGGGGAGACCGTAGTGGTTTTGATAAGATAATGCACGCTCAAATGGTATTCGCAAAGGAACTCCGTAAGAGAATAGCAGCACTACAACCAAATATTAAAACTCAAAGATAGATCGTTTATGAATCCAGAATGTAAACTTTCCTCTTCAGGAGTCAGCCAATCGCAATCAGGTAAAACTTTTTATTATGTTGCCACATGCCTATTGCTCTTGCTGATGGTCAATAAGCCATACAAAACCTCTGCAAAGGGTTTCCGTCTATATCTACGAAAGTGCAGGAGAGTTAGTAAGCTGCTCCTTGCTCAAATACTTTGTGGAATCTTCAAGTTAATAGATAAATATACAAAATCCTGTGATGATAAATAATTTGGCGTAAAAATTTTGCGAAATAAAATATATTATGTATCTTTGCAGGCGTATAGCCGTATATACAGCTATACGTATATAAGTCAATAAAGGAATACGACAATACGTATATATATAAAAAATATAAATCAAACGGTATGGAAAAGCAAGCAAAAATTATCTCATTTGCCAACCACAAAGGAGGGGTTGGCAAGACTACCACTACTGCCAGTGTAGGTTCTATCCTTGCCTCTATGGGAAACAAGGTGTTGTTGGTGGACATGGATGCCCAAAGCAATCTCACAACCTCCCTGTTAAAAGATAATCAAGTTGATCAGACCATCTATGATGCTCTTTCCGCCTCTTGCAGGGGTACGGCTTACAGCCTGGCAATCTATCCGATAGCAGAAAATCTTGACATCGTTCCATCTTCATTGCGTCTTGCATCTGCCGACCTTGAACTCTCTTCTGTCATGGCGAGAGAACACATCCTTACAGACATATTACAGGAAAAGAAGGCTGATTATGACTACATCTTAATAGATTGTCCCCCATCTTTGGGGCTTCTTACTCTTAACGCAGTTACAGCATCAGATTTGGTTGTCATACCTCTGCTTGCAGAAGTACTGCCTTTCCAGGGTCTTACTATGATCAGCGATTTTGTCAGAATGGTAAAGCAGAAGCTAAATCCAAAGATTGAGATTACCGGTATTCTCCTCACTCGTTGGGAAAAATCCAATTTGAGCAGACAGATCGAGGATGGTCTTAGGGCCAAGCTTGGCGATAAAGTGTTCCAAACCAAGATCCGAAAGAACATCAAGATTGCCGAAGCTCCTCTGGAAGCCGTCAATATTGTTGACTATGATCCGAAGAGCAACGGAGCTGCTGATTACAAGGCTTTCGTAGGAGAACTTTTAGACAGGACAAAGAACCTATAAATTTACATTTATGAGCAAAGGTATTAACAAAAACTCCATGAGCAGTCTTTTGGAAGGACTTACTTCTGTCAGGGGTACAATTCCGGAAGATAATCACCAGCCAAATCCAAGCTCCAATTCAAAGGAGAAAGTAACATCCATCCCAGGGGATAAACCGATATCTAAAGGTGGTTCAAAGGAAAGAATATGTACCTCCGTTGATAAGAACGTCATGAATAAGATACGTACCATATCAGAAACAGAGGGTATTCAAATCAATGAACTTATTACCTTAGGTCTTGACATGGTTATATCTAAATATGAAAAGACGCATGGGGCGGTGCGACCTAAAAAGATTAACAAAGGCAATATAGACAATATCTTTCGTTAAGGCAGGAAGTCCATACTACCATCTTTAGTACACATAAGAAGGACGAGCAATCAGTAATGGTCACTCGTCCTTGTATGTTTATGCAAGCAGAAATACCGGAATACATAATATGGAATTTATAGTCTTTCACTATTCAGGATAGTAGCTAATTGTTCTGCGGTGTGCCCCAGACGGAAGAAATCACTGATGTCCTTTTCCGATTTTTCACCTGAAAGAGGAAGCAGGACTCTTCTTACATTATATTTTCCAGTATATTCCTGTACTCGCTTTTTCGACTCACTTTGTCCTGTTGCATCCATATCATAAAGGATAACAATTGTCCGGAACCTTCCGGCAAGTTGTTGCATAAGACTGTCAGGGAGCTTGGCAGTCTCGCTATTCAGGCATATCGCATAGAACCCATGTGCTGCCAGCGACATGACATCTTTCTCGCCACCTGTGATCAAGACATATTCTCCTTGTGCCGGCAGCTGTTTCCAGCCGAAAATATATGGTTTAGGAAGAACACCAGCATAGAGAAATCTGTTTTTGGAGCAAGGAGAATAAATCTTGATACCATCATTGTTATTAAAGAGGTATCCAAAAGCCGGATACTTTGGTGTGCCATAAACCGTAAATTCCTTTCCATTCTCTTTTGACATTCTGCACGCCGAAAGGCTTGCAACATGATAGCGTTCCAGCGTATCCTGATCAATTCCATAACGCTGCCAAAAACATAGTTCTTCCATGGTAAAAGACTTTTCCTTGTATTGGAATGAAAGTACGGAGGAAGTCTCCGGTTTCCGTCTCTTTACAATCCTCTTACAGATGGTTTCTGTTTGCGGGAATGAGTTATCGAACAATCCCAAACAAAGCTCCTTGTCTATCACCTTCAGGATATCCTTAAATGCAGTCTTTACATTCATATTGCACAGCCTGCCTACTATCGTAAAACAGTTGCCGCAGAAGCTGCTGTCTCCGAAATCCTGTAAATAATACTCTACTTGTCCGTATGTGTTTTTATTCGCATACAGATGGCATGAAGGTCGGCTGTCTTCCCTGAAGGGATTTTTAAAGATTCTCTTCAGGCATACATCGCCTAAGTAATGTGTAAACACATCCAGTCCACCACCTGTCAGATAAAGTATTTGTTGTCTTTCGTTCATTTTTTCTTATTGGAATGTTAGTTGATCATATTGCCCGTCAAGCCGATAGCGCAGCTAAAAAATGAAATGCTATGAATGAGATTGTATTCCACGGTGAGCTGTTAATCCTCATTGTCCCAGTCAATCACTCCGATAGCATAATGATGCGTATCAAAGTAGTAGCTCATGGAATGCAGTTTTATTTCCTCATACAAGCTACCCCGATATGTCACCACAGCTTCGTCTTCTCCAAGAGCGCAAATAGCGTCATACACCTCTCGACGTTCTTTCAGAAAATTCTCTACATCATCGAAGTTGTCGAAATCTGATATGATTTTCTGAACTTCGTCCTCGTAATAATTATTGGCATCGTCGGCTGTAAACAGCAGATAGTCGTCCCCATAGTCCTCGGCTGTGCGAGTAAAAGGATCGTATGCCCGATTACCAGTTCTATACCAAAGGCTCCAACCATCGCGTTTATGGAAAATCTCAATACTGAGATTATACTGCTCTGCATATTCACGTGCTTCTTCCATCGAGTCAAAGCCGATGATAGCCTTTTTCGGGCAGCGTGGATAACCATTACGCTCCGATGTAGTTTCAATCAACTCAAGACCAGCATTTGCCGCCAAATCAATAAAATCGAACTGTGTCATATTCTTTCCCCGTCATGCCGGTAGGTCAGCTTTAATGGTTTATGAAGTTATTATTTATTCTGGGCAACCTGATTCTCAACCTTTTTATAGGTCTTTTTGTTTCTTCGACCCGAACTTTTTTTATTTATTCCGGTGTAACCGTCATCTCGAACCTTTTATGTGCAAGGTAACATCGTGGGCGTTAAGGGAACCCTAAGGCAAATAATTGGGCGGCAAAGTTTTCAGGAAACCGCAATCTATGATTTCGGAGGGTCATGAAAAGTTTTCCGCCAATAGGGAGCATTCCGG